TGCTGCTGGACCACCTAGTCCAGCTTGCTCTCTTAATTCGTTGAGGATACTCATTTTCTACCTTTCCAAGCATCGAGTGTAACATCGACTCTTGTTTTATTAAGTTTAACAATGCTTTCGCAGAATGTATTACTCTTGCTATCTTTTGCCTTCTTTAATGCTTCTTCCATCTTTCCGAATGCATCTGATTGAGGATCACCTCTTTCGGAAGAGTAAACCTTTAGAGTTTCTACTTTGTCCAAGACTGGTTGCCAGTTGGACTTGTCTTCACAACTAATCTTACTTAGTCCTACTTTAACATCAATTGCTTGACCAAACATGACTGGGTCATGTGGCTTAGGAAAGATTACTGCACAGCCAGAAAGAACTACAAATGATAGTGCTAGTATTAATCTTTTCATTTCATTGCTTTCCTTAAATCGTTATAAAGAGCATCTTTATGTTCAGGTTTCATTTGGCTTGATAGATGAGAATGAAATTCTTCTTTCTTACCTGATGATGCTAACTCTCTTAATTTAGTTCCAGAGATACCAGCTACACCCTTAGCATTTTCATCTCGTTCACCTGATGAACTAAATGTAATGTCTTTAAAGTTGTAGTGACCATGAGCACCAGCAACACCATTATACTTCTTGAGTAAGTCATACATTGGTTTGCGATCTGAACCACCAACAAAGTGTAGATGAGTCACACCCTTAGCATGTAGATCAGCTGCATGTTGTAGCACAGTTGGTTTATCTTTAGAAGCAACTTCAATGTTAGTTCCAGGAAATGCATTTCGTGCATGTTTTAATTTGGTCTCTGGATCAAGAGGATTCTTACCATCTTTTGTATTGTGAGAGTGAGAAAGAATCAGAGTATGACCACCACCAACTTCTTTGGCTTTGTCTTTGATAGTCTTAACAACTTCTTCATGACCAGCAGTTGGAGGATTCATACGACCGTATGCCATAACATGATGTACTTCATCTGTCTTTGGCGCACCACGAGACTTCAATAGATTCTGGCGAGCAAACTCAGCACGATTGACCAACTTAGTTGGCTCTGTTACGCCATTGTGAGTATGATTATAAACAAAACCTTCTGGCTTCGAAGCAACACCACCGATGGCATGAGCATAACCACCTTCATTTGATTCAAGACTATTGACCAATTCATTCTTTGCATTGGCAAGATGACCATGCATCTTTAGTAGATTGTCGTAGTGTTCTTTGTTCTTATCGATATGTGCCAACTGAGCACCAGCATCATTCATAATCTCTTGCTTCTTGGCAGGAGTTTTAATCTTATCGAACTTTTTCTTTAACTGTCCTGACACATGGTCTTTGAAACCATCGCTGGAAGGAGTTTCACCAGTACGAACTGTTTGATTGATGTAGGTTGCTAGGTGTCCAGCTTCACCGCTATGCTCTGGGTGAATTGCTTTATACATCTTAGCACCATGAGTCTCGTGGATCGTTTTGGCTTTGGATAATTCACCAAGAACTCTTTGTTGAGATTGTTCAGAGTAGTGAGCACCTTTAGCATCATAGCTAGCAGTGTGGTGAAACATATCAGGATGAGAACCAAACTCACCTTCAGAAACATTACCAGTAGCATGCATGTTGCTTAGAGTGCTACCTTCGTATTTGGTATGAGTAACTACACCCAACTTAGCTTTGTGAATTGATGCAGCTTTGTCGCCATGTGCAGTATAAGTGATAGTGTTTGGAGTAAAAGAGGCAGAGCCGTCTTTACCTTTCTTGACATCAGGTTTAGTGAACATTACATCACCCTGATAAACACCTTCTTTTGGAGCAACTTTAGGTAGGTGTTCAAGACCAGCTTTTAGCTTTTCTACAAGACCTGGAGCATGTCCATGATTCTTCTCGATATCTTCAGGTGTATAATTTAGCTTTGGGTTTTTATTGAATGCAGACTTTGACGCAACAAAGAATTTACCATTTTCTGGATGATGTCCATAAACAATAGATGGTGAGCCATCATACTTCATGGTCAATTTGTTGGAGTTCATACCTTGTTTGGTATGAAAGTGTGCACCATGCAGGGCATTATACGCATGATTGAATCCATCTGCTCCATGGAACAGTGGACGATCCTCAGCGTGAGTAATGTGTTTGAGTTTTGCACCCTCTTCAGTCGGTGCAGCCTCAGTTAAAAAGTCTCTAAATCCTAGCATCATATTACTATTATACCCTAAGTTGCAATAATTGTCAAGCAATAACCCTACAGAGTTGAGGGGATTATTTCAGCCTAAATCCACCTACAGCACCCTTGTGCGCACCTGAAGATGACTTGATTGTGTATCTTGCTGCACCAACCATCTTACCAGATTGAACATGCTTACCTTTAATTGCCATTGTAGTACCTTTTCCTGGAACAACATGCAAGGATCCTGGCTCAAACTGAGACAAGTGTTCATCAGCTAAACTGTGCATTGGTTTAATAATAGACTCAGCGTCTCCACTGTCTTTAACTTTACTGTGAACGATTGTATGAGGAATGTGAGTAGATGGTGATACATTCTGACGAATAACATTTCGCAAGTCTTCGTCAGACTGTTTTGCTAAACCACCAGAGAATGATTGCATCATGCTAGTTCTTGCTGCAATATTTGAAGAACGAGCCAACTCTGCTCTGTGTTTGGCTTGCTGACGAAATGCGTCTTGTTTCTTCTCTGGTAATGCATCATGTGCTTCAATAAACTTAGTCAAGTGGTCGTGCATAATCTTTTTCTTACCACTTAAATTCTTACCAGCTGCGATTGAAGATTGACCTTCTGTATGTTTCTGTCTAATCTCATCAATACTCATCTCATCAATCTTGGTTTGAATGTTTCTTTGATCAGCAGAACCAGTATATCCTAATTTGTCCATTGATTCATTGTGGTGTTTCATATGAGTACCTAAAGTACCAGATGGTAGTTTAGCAATTTTCTCTAATGAGTCAACACCTGGATTGCGATAGTTCGGTTCTTGTGAACCATATTTGGCAGAGATACCATGATGTCCAACAACCTTACCTTGTTTATCGTGGAGTGTTACGATTAAGTCTGCGTTGGAGTTTACATCTTTGACACCAACAGTTTTCTCGTGGTCGCCAACACTATTTTCTTTATCAGCGTTTGATGTCCAGTGAACATTACCAATGTGAGCATGGTCGCCAATGTGTCCTTGGTCTTTCATACTCTTTTTAAATGCTTCTGCAGATTGTTTAGCGTGACGATCTAATTCAGCATATGCAGCTGGACCAACTTTTTCTTTTAAACGATCGTGAACTTGTTCTGGAGTACCAGCGTGTTCTTCGTTGTCTGAGAAAGAACGATGATGTTCTGGTAATGTCGTATTTGGATGAAGATGTTTGGCTAAAAGCAATTCATGCAGTTTACCTTTATCATCAGCTTCTAAAGCAGAAGTTTCTGCTTTCTCTAATAATAGTTCTTCTGATAGAAGTTCTTCTTTAAGAAATAATTTGAAATTTAACATATGTTTACCATGGATCCCCTGAGAGTTTTAAAGATGATGCCATCTTTTCTGACTCGAATTTAAAACGAATCTTCATAATCTTTTTCTCACCAGCTTTTACGCCAATTGATTCGTTGCCTACTTTTTCCAGAGTGATGGGATACTTTGATAACGCATCTAATTTCTCGTTTTTCACTGGATCCATCACTGTTGCTTTATAGGGAGGTTTACTTCCCTGTCCTGTAACTTTAATATATGGAGGATACTGCACCTCAGCATCCATCCAATCAGAGAGAAGATATTTTAACAACTCTTGCTGTTTAAACTTTTTCATTCTCTCTAATAATTTATCTCTCATATCTGCCATCATTTTAACACCGATCTCTTCAGTTGCTTTTTTGACCTCTGGATGTGTTCTAATGTAGACTTTTCTTTCAGTGGCAGGGTTCGGCAACTTATATTGATTTATGGTCTCTTGTAATAGTATCTTGTATTGATTCGCAAGATTTAAGTCAAGAGAAGTATCAATAGTTCCAACACCTGGATTTTTAAATCCAATATCACCTGATCCTTGGGTTGCTTTAGCAGACAATCCTAAAAATCCATCTGCTGGACCATCATTAAATTTAACCAATATATCAGTTGGATTCTTTTTCTGATCTACGAATCTACCAACTGCTGATGTCATAGAGTTAGGTCGAGCAGTCCACCAAACTTTACTGATAAATCCTTTATACTTATTCTGCTTAGCCCAGACAATAAACTGTTCTGCCATTGCTCTGGCTTTACCTTCTGCATCTGCCACTTCTTCTGGTTTGGCTTGCTTCACACGCTGTTCATATTGTAATTTAGCAGACGGATCAAACCACTTATTACCAGCTAAAACATAGCCTGTATAAATTTCATTAATGTCTGATAATACGGTGTTTGCAGTCACGAAATGTCCTAAAAGATCCCAGTAAGGATTATTTAGGACGACGAGATGCTCTGATAGTTCGCTGGTATTTACGATCCCACTTAACGATCTGCTGCATCAGCTTAGGAATTGCAGCGTTATTACGATAGTCGTAATCGAACGATTTGAGGATGTAGTTGAGAGTGGAAGAATCTTTAGAGTGCTTTGCTCTATTGATTAGTTCTTCTGTGGTGATAGTTGGTTTGTAGATTTTGAAATCAAGTAACACACAGTGGGCATATGCCTGAATTTCATCGAACTCAGAGAGATATCTTCTCTCAATGTTCTTCTTTTCATGTTTTACTTTCTTGTAAGGAACGATGTAGTTTGACCACTCGTCACCTCTTCGATCAAACTGCATGAAGTGTACTAACTCATGCATGTGTGTCTGTATTATACGATACTTAAATTTGTTCCATGATGTATCGGTGAACGGAAACCTATCGAATGTAGTTGTGTATATCTGTAAACAACACTGTCGTTCATCTGGTCCATACTCGCCACCAACAGCTACATAGTTATCGTATAGTTTGGCTTTGGATTTTTGTGGAAGGAACTCAATCTTAGTTCTCCACTTTTTGAAGTAGTTTGAAAGACCCTTGCTATCATTGCGATAGTTGTCTAGGTCTTTCCATACTTTTGATGGTATATATTTCGCTCTGAATGGACGCTCGTTGAAGTTGAGTAAATCCATCCAATCGTAATTAGCTTTTTCTAGGAATTGAAAATTGCATGACATTTTACATCCCAGAAAGGCATTTTACATCTTGAAATTACTCTCCAAGAATGCGAGTACCTTTCCCTGCTCCTCTAAGTTAGTATTGCTAAACTCGGTAATATAAGGCATCAGTTCAAAGTTTGATAGTAGATTACTATATTTAGTTTCTCTGCCTCTTAGGAATTGCTCAGACTGATCTGAGCCACGATCCTTGTATCGTTGTTCTAGGACTTCTTTAGTTGTCTTCAAATAGACCACCTGAAGGTCGGTATTCGGTAGTCCCATGGCGAACTCTAAGAAAGACTGATTGAAGACTCGGTCTCCTTCGAATAGGATATTACAATTGTGGGTTTGAATCCACTTCTGTAACTCAGGCTGAACTGCCATGGATAGTCGATCTGTTCCAGCAAAGGTTTCACCTTCTTGATACTTACCAAGAATATACAGATCCATCTCTTTATTATATAATGCCGATACTAGCTTGGCTGGCTCTACTTCGATCCATGTTTTACCTTCAATAAACTTACGGAATAGAGTGGTCTTGCCAGTTCCAGGTTGACCACCAACAGCAATCATTTTACGAGTCTTCATAGGGTTGGTTACCTTTACAATATTAATAGTGTCTGAGACACCAAGTCTGTCTTTAAACATTTCGTGCTTCGTTAATTAGGTTTATCAATTCATCTTCAGTAAACACCCATACTCTTCCGAGAAAATGATGAGTGTCACTGTCTACATTATGCTTCTTAGTAAATGTAGTTTTCTTAATTATATCCCGTGCAAGATTCTTAGACAAGTTTTCTTTAATCTCATCTGCATAGGTTGGAACAGTTTCTTTTAGTTTGGCTAACTCAAACTCTGCAACTTTATGTTCAACTGTAATCTTATTAAACGAATGTGTATCGAGAAAGTCTTCCATATCGAATCCACCGAATCCTAGACTACTAGATGAAACAGTTCCATATGTTGCACCAGTAGTTGATATGGTAACACTACCAGTTGTTAATCCCTCAGGTATACCTGTGCCAATTATCGTACTCATGTAAACATCTCCAATCCATTTAATATAGGTTCTTCATCATTAAACATCCATTCCATATTCTGCATTTTACCAGTGTTAAGGAATGAAGTGAATTTCTCTTTATCAATACCATGTCTATGGTCTAATCGCAAGTCAATGGTTTCTTCTCTTGACTGCCATAAAACATTCCAATCAATACCATACCAACCATCACTTTCAGCTTTGGTAATTTCTTCAGCTTGTCTGTCAAGATAGTATCCAAGATATCTTCCATGACTGTTTCTGAATATCTTCTTGAAAGAACATAAGCAAGTTTCCATCGTAAAGTAATCTATAGACGATGCGAGTTCTGGAAATCTTGTTTGCGTCTCTGTAAGAATGTCCTTGGCTTGTGACTCAAGGTTAGCATACTCCACTGCAGTGAGTTTTCTATCCACACTGTTTTCTTGTCCGAGGGCATAAAGTAATCCATTACGATGAGAGCGAGAGCCATCATAATCGTCCAACATGAGAGAAGTAGGATCGATCCGAACACCAGCGGTATGCTTAAGATGCTGAAGATAAAACCAAGTACTGTAACGACCAAACTTATGAAGGCTAGTTTTA